GAGCGGATGGTGTGGGAGTATGCGCTCGAAATCCCGCGCACGTCACCGATGATTTCCAAGTGGGCGGCGCTGCTTGGGATGACCGATGCACAGGTCGATGAGCTGTTCCAAAGGGCGGCGGGCTTCTGATGCTGTTTGGCCCGTTAGGATCGGTCGTCTTAGGCGATGATAGCTTGCTGCTTTCCGGGCAAGCGGGGTCAGACTTCACGGCTGTCAACATCCTGATGGGCACGCCGACTCTGGATCAGCCGAGTCTGACGGTCAACTACACGCTGACCCTGCCGAACCTCACCACGTCTCCTGTCTTCTCGACACTGGAGATCGGGCTCGGTGCGGTTGACTTGACTCTGCCGAGCCTCGCCACGTCGCCCACGTTCGCGCCCCTAGTCCTTCAGGCGGTGTCCGACTTCGCGGCTGTCAACATCCCGATAGGCACGCCGACTCTGGATCAGCCGAGTCTGACGGTCAACTACACGCTGACCCTGCCGAACCTCACCACGTCTCCTGTCTTCGGCTCGCTAGCCCTTGATCTGGTGCCGCTTGAGATCAGCCTGCCCGGACTTCTGGTGTCGCCTCAGTTCGCGCCGCTCCGTGTCGTCCTCGGGCGTATCAGCCAGCGGCGAACCGCTATTCCCGAGAAATCTGCAAACGGCGGCGCGATCCTCGGGGGCAGTAACTCTGGCCAACTGATGCGAACCGGCAATTCCGGCAGAGTCATTGCTGCCGCGTGACACGCTCTGCCCGACGTGCTAGAAAGTCGCACGGGCGCGCAAATAGCGGAGGCATGGCATGAGCCTGCGGTTCGACATCGGAGAGGGCGATACGAGTCCGAGCCTCGATTTCGCGGTGGAGCCCACGTCCATTTCCTTTGCGGAAGCGACGGTCATTTTTCGCTGGCGTCCAGTCAACACGACCACATGGACGAACAGCGAAACCGCGATCATCGCAACGGCGACCGTAACGCCCACCCTTCGCTACGAGTGGCAGGTGGGCGATACCGCCACGCCGGGACTCTACGAGGCTCAGTTCGTCGTCACCTATGCGGACGGCACGACCGAGACCTTTCCGAACGCGGAACTCATCACGATTTCGGTCAACGGTCTTGCGACCGCCGACGCCCGCCGCATTGCAGAGGTCCGCTTTCTGGTGGGGGACACCGAGAACACGCTCAACAGCCAAGATGTTCTGTTCGCGCTCTCGCAGACCTCGAACGCCTATGCTGCTGCCGCGCTTTGCGCCCGCGCGCTGGCGGCGCGTTACGCGCGTCGGGTCGATACCCGCTTCGAGACCATCGAGAGCCGCTACAGCCAGCTTCGTGACAGCTACGAGCAACTGGCCCGCAGTCTTGACGCGCAAGCCAAGCGCCGGGGTGGCATGGGCCTGCCGCTGGCAGGCGGGCTTACGGTTGCGGACGTGGAGTCGGCACACGCGGACCTCAATCGTGTCCCCGCGTTCTTCCGAGACAGCATGTTCGCCAATCCTCCGCCCGCAAATGAAATCTGACCATTGCTACGTCATCGGGGGTGGACCGTCCCTGATCGGTTTCGACTTTGATGCGCTGCCGGAAGGGTTCAGGATCGGCGCGAACCGCGCGGCATGGCTTGCCAAGTGCGACGTGCTCTGCACCATAGATCGCAAGTTTCACACCGCCGAAAAAGAGCGCATCGCCGCTTTCGGGGCGAACGCCCATGTGGCGCTGACCTACCCGCACGAGACCATTCCCGGTGCTACCTATTGGCACTACACGCCCTACACGCTCGGGCTTGCGCTCGCCCCCCAGGCGATCAGCGGCGCGAACTCCGGTTTCGCGGCGCTCAATCTTGCCGTGCAGTTGGGCTTCAAGGACATCGCCCTGCTCGGGTTCGACATGAAGTGGGAAAACCGGCGGTCTCATTTTCACGAGGGCTACGACCAGCGGTTCGGGGTGGATCGTGCGCTTGCAGTATGGGCCGCGCATTTCGATCACGTTCCCCGTCAAATTGAACGCAAGGGCGTCACCGTGACCAATTTCATCGGCCCGCTCGGAAGCCGCGTCAAGGCATTTCCGACCGCGCCCTTGGCAGACCTGTTGTGATCGCGTAGGATGCAGGCCATGCTGGACGATGACGTTGCCTACCTGCTGGCAGACTTCGGGCGTAACCTGACGCTGACGCGGCAGGCATCCGGCACCTATGACCCGGCCACGGGCATGATGGCCGCAACAACTTCCACGACGCAAACGATCCGCGGCGTGTTCATCAACTACCGCGATACCAATGTGGACGGCACCGTGATCCGCATGGGCGACCGTTTGCTGCTCGTGCAGGCCAAGGCGGCGACCACCGCTCCTGCAATCGGAGATCGCGTGGGCGGCTTTCAGATCGTGCACGTTCGCGCCATCGCCCCGAACGGTATCCCCGTTGCGTGGTCTTGTCCTTGTCAGACGAGGAAATGACATGGCTGTGCAGTTCAAGGCGATCTCGAAAATCCAGACCAGCGCCGACCTGTTGCAGCGGTTCGAGCGGGCCTCAACCGAGGTGAAGCAGCACGTCCTGCGCGGTCTGGCGGATGCGGTGATCGCCAACAGCCCGGTTGACACCGGCAACTACATGCTCTCGCACGACATCGCGGCGGGCGGGCGCGACGGCGGTTTTCCGGCCAGCCCGACAAACAGTCACGGGCTGCCGCGCGGACAGTCGCGCGAGGCCAAGGCCGGGGCGGCGCGCGCCGCGCTCTTTGCCGTGATCGACGCGATCCAGCCCACCGACGCGCAATTCATGCTGCGCAACAGCGCCGTCTATGCGGCCCGCGTCGAATACGGCGGATGGGGTGCCGGATCACTCAGCAAGGCGGTCGGTGTCACCCGCGCCGAGCGCGAGCAGCAGGCGGCGTCTGCAACGCAACCCTACCATGTCTATGCTCGTGCCCGCGCGATGGCTCCGAGGCTGATCCAGAGCGCGATTGCACGCTTCAGTGCGGAGTTCTCGGCATGACGACGCTCAATGACATCCGCGTGGCCTTGGAGTCGCACCTGGCGGGTTTGAGCACGTCCATGCCGGATGTGGCATGGCCGAATGTGCCATACGCGCCCAGCCCCGGCACCCCGTTTTTCCGAGTCGAGTTCATTCCGGTCACACGCCGCCCCGTTGTGGTCGGTCCCGACCCGGAGCAGCGGTTCTCCGGGCTGTTCTACGTCACCGTGTTCACGCCGGAGGATTTCGGCGCGGCGGCAGGAATGGCATGGGCTGATGCGCTCATGTCACGCTTCAACGGTTCAAGTTCCGTCGTTACTTCCAACGCGGTGGTGCGACTGGAATACAGCGAAACCAAGATGCCTTTGCATGATCCGCCATTCTACGCTATACCCGTAGAGATAGGCTGGTATGCCTTCGCCCCGTAAGGAGAAACACAGATGACCTTTGCACAGGGCGCGCGGAGCCGCCTTACCATTGCCCCGGAAACGACCTTCGGAGTCACGACGACGCCTGTCGTCGCCAAGACGCTACCCTTCAGATCGCACTCGGTCAACCTGACGAAAGAGCGCGTTCAGGGTTCGGACATCCTGTCTGATCGGCAGCAGTTCGTGGACCGGCACGGCAATCGCGCTGTCGGCGGGAGCATCGAGGTTGACCTGCGGCGCGGCGACTACGACAGGCTGCTGGAAAGTGCGTTCTTCAACACGTTCAACGTGAGCAACCAGCTTCTCATAGGCACGACCCCGCAGTTCTTCACGCTGGAGGACGGGGCGCTTGACATCACGCAGTTCCGTCGTTTCACCGGCTGCATGGTCAGCACGGCGACGTTCAACCTCGCCCCGAACCAGATGGTCCAGACCACGTTCGACATCGTGGGCCGGGACATGGTGCAGGCAGCGGTGTCACACGATTCCACCCCGGATGCGCCCTCGAACTATCAGCCCTTCGGCAGTTTCGAGGGAACGCTTCTGGAAGGCGGCGTGACGACGAACAGCGAACTCTGCATCGTGTCCGCGCTTCAGTTCAGCATCTCGAACGACGTGTCCCCGGCGCATGTGATCCTGTGTGATGACAACGCCTCGCGCGCCGCGCAGATGCAGTTCGGCATGGCTACCATCGAAGGCACCATGACGGTCTACTACAAGGACGCCGCGCTCATCAACAAGTTCCTCAACGAGACGGAATCCAGCCTGAGCGTGACGGTTGACTCCCCGAGCGGTGCGGATGACTACACCTTCTACTTCCCCCGGATCAAGTATAACGGGGCGAGTGTTCCGGTGGCGAACATGCAATCGCGCATGATCGAACTGCCCTTTGTGGCCCTCCGTGATTCAGTAACCGGCTACGCGCTCCGTCTTACGCGCCCGGCCCCGTAAGTCCCGGCGCGCCAGGGACCGGAGGCGGCGACTTGTCGGGGGTCGCCGCCTCCACCTCGACACCCCGACATAAGGAGACCCCGACATGAGCCTGCGCGACGTTGGAACCGTCAAGGACACGACGACCATCACCCTTTTCGACCCGGAAACCAACAAAGACGTGTTGAACGAAGATGGGACCGCAATGACCGTCACCATCTACGGTCCTTACAGCGACCGCTACAAGTCCGTCCTGCGCGCGCAGCAGCAGCAGCGTGTGGCCGAGATCACGGCCAAGGGCCGCGATAGCGCGACCCTCAACCTCGATGAGATGGAGGCCATGTCGCGCGAATTGACGCTCCAGTGCATAGCGGACTGGAACCTGACCCCCGAAGGTGACACACCCCTGCCCTTCAGCCGCGAAGCGGCAGAGCGCGTGCTCACCGAGTTCCCGTGGGTCCGCGATCAGATCAGCATAGCGATGGGGAACGTCGGCAATTTTTTGGAGCGGCCCAAAAAGCCCTGATGGATTACGCGGAGCATGATTTCCGCCTGTCCAAGACGGACAAGAAGGGCATCACGCTCCGCGCCCATTTCCAGCAGGTAGCCAAATCGACAGGGCATGTGCCAGAAGAACTGATCGGTCCTGCCTTCCCCGACCGCTACGGTCACATATGGGAGTATTTCCTCGACCTGCACGGGGGCCGTTCCTATAGCGCAGGCGGTCCAAATCCGCTATCGTGGGCCGACATGAAGGCTTGGGATGATTTCATGCGCGTCGGACTGACAGAGTGGGAGACGCGCACCATCAAGGCGCTCGATCTTCTATGGCTGCGCGTGATCGGAGAGGACAGAGACGATGGTTGACGTTATCGGGCTCCGGTTTGTCGCAGAGGGGCAGGCCGAGGCTGTTCGAGCAGTAAAAGACTTTGAAGCCGCGCA